ATATTGTTATACCAGTCTTTTTCGTTCTTACAGATAAGCCCTGTTTTGTTGTGTTTAATTGTCTTACACGGTAATACATTACTTGCAACTGTAGGTATCTTTAAAGCAGAGTATTCAAGCCAACGAAGATTTGATTTAGCTTTATTAAAGTGGTTATCCACTAACGGAAACAAACCTATATCAAAATCTAAAGAAGCTACCCATTGAGGATATGTATCAATAGTCGCCCACTTGGGGTAACATTTTATTTTAGAGTAATTTTTAAAAGAATTAGGAACACCGCCTACGCAGATAAACTCTACATTGGGAAGTTCCAGTATTTTCATTAAGGGTTCTTTAATACTCTCTAAATCATCTGTATGTGCTGATGACCCCATCCAACCTATACGTATTTTTTTATGTTCTTGAGGTCTTATATATCGCCAGTCTTTAAAATCAATTCCATTAGGTATAACGTGTATATTCTTATTAAACTGCTGATATTGTTTCTTTAAATAGGGAGTTGAAACTATCATCCCTGAAGCCTCTTTCATTTGGGTTATGTTATTCCTAACCCTTTCAGAGTCGGCTTTATAAGATGAGAACGCTGTATTGTATCCGGGAACATTTAAAATATAATCGTCTATTTCCATAAGGACGGGTATTTTAAATAATTTCCTAAATGCGTGTGCTAACCCCAATGTCATTGTCTTATTTATCGCCTGAAAGATAATAATATCAGAGTCCTCTGCAAGCATTCTTAATTGGTCTCTTGAACCCCAACTACTTTTTATAATTGCATCCCAATTAACACAATTTTGAGAAGCAGGATCATAACCTGATATTTTTACCTGTGTATTTTTACTGGACATATTCCTTGCAAATGTATACATCCTGTAATAAACAGTTCCGGCATTAGACGTTCCCACGAACCAAGGCTTAAAGTTTTTCAATTATTCCCCTCTTTAATTTTAAGACCTTTTTATTGTTTCTTGTCAGCTCGATATTTTCACTCGACATTCTATAGCCAACTAATATCTTTTTAGAAAAAGCAAACTTATATCCTTTTTTATAAAGGTCTATTTGTAATTTCCAATCATCTATTCCCAAGTTAGACCAGTCACCACTTGAATACTTAGCCCCTCTTTTATAAGCCATAGATGAGTGGCATATATAAGTGTAGTAAGGTGGCTTTTTAACTCTCTCTATATCAAAGGGAGTTACTTTTATGTGGTCGGTTATTCTTCCAAAAGCATCCATAACACAAAAAGAACTATAGAAAACATCACAACCTTTTTTAAAAGCATTTATCGTTTCTCTGGCTCTTTGCCTGAACGATATATCATCTGCATCATTAACACAGATAATCTTTGACGTAGCCATAGAGTTGCCGATATTTCTTGCCTTACTTCTCCCCACTCTTTTAGGTAGTCTTTTATATTTAATTCTTTTATCTTTAGATAGAAACTTCATTAAGTGTTCTGTGTCATCTGTAGAGTGGTCGTCTATAACAATTATTTCTATATCTTTAACCGTTTGGACTTGTAGGCTTGATATTGTCTCGGCTAACGTATGAGCTGAATTATAAGCAGGGACAACAAAAGAAACCTTAGGCATTTTTATAACCCTCCAGCACCTTTTTAAATGATTTAAGGTTTAATGCTTTTGAGTAGAAGTCCATAGCTTTCTTATTTAATGCTTTAGACTTACACAATTTCCTTATAGTGCTGACATATTTCTTTTTAGTTTTAATCGGATCGCCCAAAGGAATGTAATTTGTTTTATATCCCTGTATATTAGAAACTACGTGCCTACCCGCAATTAGAAACTTTTTCATTTCATCATCAACAACATTTACTTCTGTAATCTTCAATAATAATGTATAATCATCTACATTGACATTATCGGTAGGTAAATCGAACTCTATATCAGGCATAGCTTTCTTAATAGTCTCAGCAAATGCTCTATAGGTATTAGTTGTATCTATTAAGACTTTAGGTTTCTTTGGTAAGGGTTTTACATCTTCAGCTATAGCTGGTAGTTGTAAAATACTTATCTTATTCTTATCTATACCTATGTTTATTAGTTGTTCTTTAGCCCAGACATTCTCACAGGTATGATGATGTATTTTCTCTTTAAATGCCTTAGCAAACATTTGAACATCTTTAAAGGCAACATTATGCATCCACATAATATCAAGGCCAGTCCAATGAATTACTATATTGGCGTTATATGGTGGTGTGAATGTATCTACGTGAGCAATAGCGTCTTGTGGATAGAAGCCTATTAAGTAAATCAGTTTATACTCGTGAGGTTTAAATGCAGGTGATAGATGAAAATCAGCACCTATATACTTAGCCATTCTAATAGCTGTATATTTATGAACAGGTGAGGTTATACAAATATCGCTTAGTAAAATATCGTGTTTAGCTTTTACTTTCTTGACTCTGCCTAACCAATTCTCATTTGTGCAACCTATACCAGAGATAGACTGCTTATGAGGTGGCTCTGTAATAAAATCATATCCGGGTATAAAGATACCCTTAGAACCATTCTCAACGATAGTCAACCACATATCCCAATCTTGTAAAGACTCTAAGTTCTCATCAAAGCCCGGAAAAACCTCTCTACGTAAAGGAAACATAGTTGATATGTAATTAGATACTCTTAATGTAAATGGGTCAAATTCTTCACTTGATATACCACCACCAGTAGTAAACTTATATCCTGAATATACGAAATCAACTTCTTTATTAACCTCTAACATTCGCATCCATTTATAAGCTACACCCGGCTCTAAATAACAGTCGCTATCAAAGAACGATACTATATCCCCTGTTGATTTATCAAATCCATAATTTCTTGCTCTCTGAACCCCACTATGTTTAATAGTAAAGTATTGAATGTTCGAATAAGTCGGCTCTAAATTACCGTCCCCATTTTTCTTATATCGTGCTTTATCAGAGTTATTCAAACCTTTAATTATCTTTTCAGCTTTTTTAGATTTCCCGTCTAATACACAGATGATTTCAATATTCTCATAATCTTGATTTAATAAAGACTGCAAGCATTTTTCTAAATACTTCTCTGTCTTATAGACAGGCACTATAAAAGATAACTTCATTTTTTCCCCTTCTGTTCCTTCTTTAACTTTACTATTAGCTCCCATATTACTCCCCTGTAAGGTTGTTTAGAGAAGTCATACAACGTCTCTAAGGTTTCAATTTTCTTTTTTAAATTCTTTGAAGTAAGAGTATTTTTTAAATACCTCTGGCTGGCTTCCCTTATATGGTTTGATTTCAAAGTCTATGCCCTCAAACTTCCCATTCTTTAATGTAACTCTGGGGTGTGATTTAGCCATACTTACAACTTCTTCATTAGATAATCTTGGGTTGATGTTCTTTATACTCTTAATCATCTTATCTAAGCGTCTATTAAAGTCTTTGGTTTCGCAATAGTGATGAACCTTTATCCCAGAGTCTTTTATTTCATAATTTATATTTGGGTTAACGAAGTGAATAATATGTTCATCCCCTGTAATATCTCTAAAATAAAAATCTTCGTGAGTGCTACCGTAATCCCCATATTGATGTAAGCCATAATCATTTTTATAAATAATTGCCCAATCCTTAACTCTGCCTTTAGAGAAATATCGTTTCTTATCAGATACAAAAGACTTCATATTTACGTTATATCTAATAGCGTCTTTTACATTCTTAAGAGCTTGAGGGTTAATCATTATCATATCTGCGTGCCAAAACATCACATAGTCAGAGGTGCATTGTTTTAATACCCAATTAAATAACCTTGTATAATCTTTTTTAAGGTTTTTGCAGTCTTGATTTTTAAAGAGCTTGATTTTATTCTTATGGTCGTATTCTTTTTTAATATGTTCTATAAGTTCGATAGTTCCGTCAGTAGAGTTTCCGTCTGTATAGACAATTTCATCTATATACTCAAGAATAGACATAATTGAATAGCCTATCCAGTCCACCTCATTTTTAAGTATAGAAAATGCTGTTACCGTCAAGTAAACTCCCAACATAACTTATCATCACGATAAGCCTCTATTTGTTCGTTATATTTATTAAACGTACACTTAGGACAATCTTTTTTAGGATCTATAGCGTTAAGTAATTTCTTATGTCTTTTGCTCCCCCACACCTGTGCTACTACTTCAGGGTTAGGGTAGTGAGAACATAGAATTGTTTTTGGGTCACCTTTTCTATCAAGACACATATTCACATCCCCATTAGCTTCAAAGATAGCAAGTATGGGTGAGGCTAAACATTTCTTAAAGTTTATAGCTCTGTGCATATCTTTATCGTATTTATGAAAAGCTGTAATAACCTCAAAGTTTTTATTATTCAACTTATGACAAAGAGCAATTTGCTTTTCTATTTCTTCAATACAGTATTTATCTTCTTTATTTTGATAGTTTAAAAACGATAGTGGTCTTGCGTGGAAACGATGACATCCTAATTGTTTTGCTTTTATGCAAGCGTCATATATTTCAAACTGATTATCAGGGTGGATTAAGAATTTATAGGTTAGTTCTCTTGTGCCTAATAGAGCTATCTTTTGAATATTCTTAGTAACTTTTTCAAAAGCATCTAAGCCTTTTAAATCTTTATAGGTCTGTGGCTTACCTGCATCTACAGATATGCCTATCCAGCGTGCGTGTCTGGCTATTGTTTCTAACTGGTCGTCATTTAAAAATAAACCGTTAGATATTAAAGCACTCTTTAATCCTACTTGTGTGCATTTTATAAAGGCCTTATCTAAGTCAGGATGTAAAACACTCTCGCCGCCACCTGCGAAACACACAGCCTTAACTCCCCAGTCTGCTAAAAACTGAATAGTCTTTAACATATGGTCGGTAGGCATTATTTCTTCTTTTTTTCTATTGATGATATTTTTAGCGTTACAAAATTTACAAAAAAGATTGCAGTTGTTTACGGGGTCGATATTTACTTCTATAGGAGGCTTAAACTCACCCTTTATAATTCCGTCATACCAGTCTTTATATAAGAACCCCTTAGCAGAATTAAAACTGTTATATTCGTTTACCCACTCTTGCATAAATCCCCTCTATGGTTAAGGGGGAGATTTTTAGGTCTCCCCCATTGTTCCTATCCTCTTCGCTGAGTGATAAGTATACGACCACAACTTGGGTTAAGTGCAGCCGCAACAGCGTTTAATTTAACGCCGATTTGCTTATACTGTGCTAACGGATTAGTGTGGTCGGCTTTTTCGACTCTATAAGTCTTGACTCCGCCATCTAATTTCGTAACACCATAAGCACCCTGTCCAAAGATGAACGTAAGGTCAGATGATGTAGCTGCATTAGCACTATAGTACCAAGGTACTTCGTTGCTAACTACAAATCTAACACCATTTACACGACCGATTTCACCTTTATAAAGGCTCTCAACTCCACCGCCATTAGTAACGACATATTTGTGGATGTTTTCAAAACGAGTATCACTCATTAGGTCATTCTTAAATGCAGAACGACAAACACCGACATAATAACCGTCAGGGAATTTAGGTGCGTCAAGTTCTTCAAGTTCTGAGACTGCCTTGTTAATAGCAGTTACACCAGCGTTAGAATTAGCACTTGAACCATTACAAGCACTTACCCTTGTCGCTGAAGATGCTATAACTACAGGGAAGCCCATTTGCTGTGTATACGGTGATGTACCAGTATTAGCACAGAAAGAACTTGCTGTTGCAGAGGCTAAACTGGATAAAATCACAGTCTTGCTTGCGTTTGCTGAAAGCGGACTTAGATAAATAGCCTTTTGACAGACTCTATCTAATGCCTGACCGCCCCAATAACCCAATCTACCCAAAGCACCTTTTACAGGGCTTGAGATAGCAGTTAAGTCAACGAGGTCGGAAACTTTCACTAACTTACCATACTGAGCAATGGTGGCTGTTATTTTTCTACTTGATAAGTTTTCAGCGTTTGGAGCTGTTGCTTCTGTCAATGCAGATGATACTGCTGCCAGATTTCTCCAAGCGTTAAAGACGATAGATGTACCAGTCTGTTTTGGAATAGGTCTTTCCTCAGCAAACTGAGCAAATCTCTCTGTCTTTTCAATTGTCTTCATAAGACTTGTGTCGTAATATGTAGACAACATATTATCAAGAGTAGAAGTTGTGGTTGTACTATATGTAGCCATTTTTCTCTCTCTTTATAGTTCTTGTTTAGGAAGCTGTTTTTCGAGTTCATCTAAGCTCATAGTGTTTATGTCCTTAGTTCCCTCTGTAACAGCTTTCGTTGATGTTGATACTTGTGCTTCGGTTTTTTCCTTTTCGGAGACCTCTTTTAGTTTGTTGGTTTCAGCCTTCTTTTTTTCAACCTTTTTATCGTATCTCTTTCCAAGTGCGGTATAATAAAGAGTTGCAATAGCTTTCTCATCTTTAATAGAGTCAAAAGATATGCCCCTTTCCTTTATAAATTCGTCCATATCTGCTTCGACATCATTGAGGTATTTATATTCGGGCTTTGTCTTTAATTCAGATTTAAGACGTTCGTACCTTGCTTGGCTTTGAGACATTCTTAAAGGTTGTAACTCCTGCTCAAACTGACTTCTTTCTTGTTTGAGACGCATATCAAAAAGTGCCATTAAAGGTTGGAGTGTTTGTCGTGGTAGATTAGTAGCTCTCTCAAGCTCCGACCAATAATCGTTCTGTGCCTCTTTTGACTGAGTTTTAGGAGGTTCTTTGATACCAACTATATGTCCAGCTTCATCGAATTCCACTTTATCGGCTAACAATTTTCTGTAGCTTGCACTTTCCTGACTTTTAGCGTGCATCGCCTTTTCTGCCTCTTGGTGCATACGTATTATTTCTTCAGGCGACTTACCTCTGTATTTCTCAGGAATGTTCGACTCAGGTTGTTCTTCCGAGTTTTCTTCAGTTTGCTGGTCTTCTTCTTTTGGTTTTTCTTCTGTTTCTTCTTTTAGTGCTTCTGTTGCTGATGTTTTTTCTTCAACGGACTCTTGTTTAACTTCGTCTTCCTGTGGCTTCTCTTGTGCGTTTGTAATCGCTTGTTCTAATTCGTCTAAGCTCTGGGTTGACTCAATTGTTTCGAGTTTATCGTCTGACATATTTAGCTCCTCGTCCTTTTAGGATTGTGAGTGGGCTACTTCGTGGGATTGAATTAACTTATCTATAATAGTTAAGCAAAGTTCTATCCCTTCAAGTTTCCCCTGTAATTTATAATAATCTTCATCTTTCTTGACGTGCCTTAGTTGGTTATACTGAACATCAAATATTTCATCTAATCTCTTAACGTATAACTGCCAACCGGGAACGTTTTTAAGTAAGTTGAATTCCCTTACTTCATCATCTGTTGTTTCATTTTTCCCTATATCTTCAATTATTTCTCTTTTCCCCATTACATACCTCCACGTGTTTGACTCATCATTTGCCTTGTCTGGTCAGCTCCACCAGCACCACCAGACATTTGGGCTATAGGATTTTGAGGGCGTGTAGCACTCTCCATTCCCTTTGCTTTTGCCCCCATTAACGTTTTCATAACTTCATCTTTTTTCTGTAATACTTGAGCTTGATAAATCTCTTGTTTGGATTTTATAAAGTTCTTATTTTGAAATCCGAATAGAGATGTGATTTCTTTTCCTATTTCATCATAATTAAGAGCTACATTAAGGTTGGGTATCTTAGAAGCTACCTCTATAAATCTGACTAACTGCATCAAGTTCATTTCCTTGTTGGCTATTTCTTTAGTTCCAGCAGGAATAAAGTCAACTAAAGCGTTATGAGCTTCAGCAGGTATGCGTTTATAGTTGGCTCCTTTTTCACCTAATATACGGATGACTCTTTCTTCGGTAATAAACTGTTGGTTTAACTGATGAAACTTCTGAACTATTTTCTTTAAGCCCATTTCATCCATTAGCTCAACTACAGGTTTTAATCTCTCTCCAGCCATACCCTGTAGGATCATAATTCCTGAAGTATTCCTATGAACGTCATTTGAATTAGCTCCGGGTGATACAGCAGGAACAGCACCAAGCGTTTCTTGTATATCTTGTTTTAAATCCTGTATTTCTTTATGAACACCCATTGTTACATCAGGGGGTCTATCCCACGCAGAAGCATTTATATCTCTAACAGGTAATTTAGCTCCGGGAGCATATCTAAAGTTCTTTACAAGTGCAGGGTGTATTAAGCCTTCAACATATTTCATTACCGGCTGTAATACTAAATTGATATTATCTAAACGTTGATTTCTCTTATCGTTTAGTTCATTCTGCATATCTTCAGATATTTCACATACGCCTCTACCAAAGAACTCATTAAGGACAGGCTCATATACTACTTTTACAAAACAGCTTTCTCCGTGATAAAAGGGATTTTCTATATCTCTAATTAAAGTATTTTGGTTGGCTACTGTGATAATGCAGTCTTCTAACTCTCCGTCACCGTCTCTATCATATTTACAATGACACTCTAATACTTCTACGAGCTTGTTGAGTTTTTTCTGCCTATCAAGTTCAGAGAATATCCTATGTCCTTCAGGAGATGAAAGACCTAATTCATTTAGTCTTGGGTGGTCATAGCTCCATTCCCCAGAGTCAGCATTTTCATTTTCTTTAATCTTGTCTAAGTTTTTATAAATACCGAGTTTCTTTAACTCGTCTAATGTTTTATAAGTCCTATGTATCATTGTGCCATTAGTATCTGTGGCATCAGGTTCAGGGAAGAAATCCCTTATATCTACTACTTCAAAATATGGGTCGTCATAAGTAGAAACAACTTTTTTCTTTTTATCATATCCAACTATTCGAGTATCTGTTACTTTAGGAAGCATCATTCCTGACATAGGGTCTTGTGCCATTTGAATAACAGGTTCTTCTATAGGTTCTCGATAAGTAATTTTCTTAGTATCTTTTTTCCAATATGTCTTGGCTATAGATGTTCCCCTAATTAAAGCCTGTAAAACAAATAAAGAATATTTGTTCCTAAATCCACATTTATCAAACTGAAAAGAAATTAAATCTCTAATTAAAGGGGCATACTGTTCATCACTCTGTTCACGCCCATATACCTCAAAGGGCGGGGTCTTTGAGAATGTATTATTCATAACCTTAGATAAGATAACCATTATGGCTTGATAGGTAGTTGGGTCAGCCACATTAGACTGCCACTTATACTTAGGGGTCTCTCTTATGCCATAGAAAAGCCAATCCCAATCCTTTATCTTATTTCTTAAAGGGTTGTAATAACTTTTAGAGCTTTCAAAATGGTCTAATACAAATTTTATTTTATTGTCTAACATTTCATTTCCTTGTAATGAATTTCATCTTATCTATTAAATCTTTCTCAAACTTAGAGTGAGTTGTAAGTTCTTTATTTAATTCCCAATAATGTCCTGTTTTAAATGAGTCAAATCCGTATATATCGGTGGGTATTTCTAATTCGTTTAAAATATGAAGTAAAAGTAATCCAGTTGAAGGTCTTTTAGGTGCTAATACTGCTAACCCAGTTAGTTTACTTATTTCATTAGGCATTGAAATCTCTGCCTCATAATCCCTTTCAGGTAAAATAGTATCGGGATATTTATTTAACCACTCGGCTATCCTTACGGGGTTAGCACACAATTGATAATCAGGGTGATTAACTATGAACGTAGGAACGTTTAAATCTCTTGGCTTTATACTATCTTCATATATAGGTGATCTTTTATCTTCAAATATAAAACAAGAATGACACCACGCTGATACTTTTTCCCCTACGTCTTTTTCAAAACCTTTAATCTTAAAGTTGTTTAAACGTATAACATCGTGAGAGTCTATTTCTTTACCTTTGTCTTTTATTTCCCCATTACCTACTACAGCAATGTTATTTAAAGACTTCAGTATACTCTCGGTTGACTTCTTCTCTGGCGAAGTGTAAGTATCTGGCAAAGTGTTCAAATACCTTTCTATTGTTTAAAGCAAATTGAATACCCTCTTCAACTTCCTTCTTAGTCCTGCAAGTCTTTATAGGAGTGTCGAACATTTGATTAACTGTAGAAATCAAACCCTCTATCTTATGACAATTCCCCGATACAGGAACAAAAGGAATACCAGCCATTGCACAGGCGTATACTCCGTGATGCCTTCCTGTAATACATAGATGAGCAGTTTTTAAGTTCTCAACTATATCCCCAAAAGAAGTATCTAGTTTAACTTCAGGTATCTCGTAACTATCTAGGTTCATAAATGCTTCAGGGTGCGTTCCTATCTTTACCATTTCATCTTTATAGTCAATGGTCTGTGAACCTTTAGGAGATAGTAAACATAAATCTAAAACTACTTTAGGGTTGGTTAATGTGTATGCTCTGGCTTTAGCTTGGGATAAATCCTCTCTTACAGAGAAATAATCTAACTTCCTAAATACATCAGGGTGGAGCATTTTATCTACATCTATAACAGAGTTAATTAGATAGGTCTTTTTATCAACAGCTTGTGCATAGCGTAGAATATCTATTAAAACTTCCCCTCGATTATGATGTATAGTTCCTTCCCCATTTACTACAACTGCATCTGATTTCTTAATCAAATCAGCATTAAAGTCTTTTGCAATATATTCATGCACTCCAATTATCTCGTGATGAGATAGAAGTTTCCTTAAGCTGTTCATCACAGCCTTAGAGCCGCTGTGTCCTTTAAATGTATCGTTACATAGGTATATTTTCACGATTTAGTCAACTTTGAATAATCATTAGCGGTTAAGGCAACTAACTGTGGGTCAACGTAATATGGCTTAGCGGCACATAACCAACGAATACAGTCCATAAGGTGGTCGTTTAATTTCTTAGGAGCTTCTTTCTTATTTTTCTCTGATGTGTTGATACGAAACTCATCCCACCTATATCTAACCATTTCAGATAATGTATGTTTAAGGGTGTCAAAAAAGTATGCCTCAGGTTTCCCTGTTCTCTCATTAACTTGTAATTTTCTCTTAACTGCCGATATGCCGGAAGATACATCTTTAACCCCCGGTAAAGTAGGTATACCGTTTCTGGCATATTCATCTCTAATAGAGGTCATTTCTATTTCATTTCGCTTCTGTCCGTATACAGGGTCGATTAAGGTATATGAAATATCCTGATTACCAGACATAGCTTTAATCATAGTAGCGTTCTCACTAACAGTTCTTTCAGACTCATAGTATTCGTCATAGAAGTAATAATTATTATCAGGGTCAATAGCCATCCATAGACAAGCTGTAGGGTTGTTTATACCGGGGTCAATAGCTCTTATACGTGTCCAATGAGGAGGTATATCGAAAGGCTTAACTACGTGAGTATTATGGTTAAACTCTTTATAGACCATTCCGGCAAACATAACAAACTTACCCTCTAGACGCATTTCCTTTTCTTCGCCGGTATATTGTTTACCAAGTGCTTCTATTTCGTCTAAAGGGATATGAGGGTTATCGGTTATTCTGGCACAAATTACATCCCATTCCCCTTCTTCTTTTTCCCAAGGAAGATAGATGTCATCGTATACCCACGTCATACCTTTTGTCGGGGTTTCAGTTATCCACATAAAGCCTTTAAGGTCAGCTACGCGCATACGGCATTCCATAAAGACATCGTGCTTTGGTTCTTCGTCAAACCATATCCAATGTTTCTTTGTTCCCTGAAACTTATCCCAACCAGAGTCTACTGATTTAAAACCTATAATAGATCCGTTTACTAATTCAATTATCTTGTCAGCTTCACGCCATTGTTTAATGTAGCCGCCCAGAAGGCTCTTTAGGATAGGCTGAGTTACGTCTCTTGAGGTGGGGAAGTCTGAAGAAACCACCCAACCTTGATTTGGGACGCTTATTTCCCTGAACGGGTGAGTCCCTGTTGCCAACCAAGCGGCTTCCATAGCTCCTGAATAGGTCTTTCCTGATCGGTTAGAACCTAAAAACAGTCTAAAGCG